AAGAGTGCTAAATTGTTGGTAGACTGTATGTGATTCATAAAGTAAATCAACTATAACTCTTGGCCGTAAAAAAGTCAAGAGTTATTTTTATTTGCCCACTCCTTATCATACGCTGTACAGATTTGCCCACTCCTTAACATACTCAGTCGATAGGTTTTTAGAGTATAGACCAAAAAATACCCCCACTTTTCAGCAGGGGTATTGGTTTTAAAAGTTTATTTTCCTAATATATATAAAATAATAACTAATAGTATTACTGTAATTATAATCATTTAATTGGATAACATATAAATTGGTCGTCGGTTGCTCTACTGCATACCATATTTTTAGGGGTATTGATTATTTTTAACCCTATTATTAGCATAATGGCTATGATTAGTAGCCCAATATTATCTCTTACCACGTTTTTCATATAAACATTTTAAGTATAAATAACATCATAAATACTAATAAGAATGGGAAAATTAATTCTGATATTTTATTCATATTTTTATTTAATTATTAATTTTGATAATTCTTTTAATTCATAAAATCTAAAACTTTCATCAGATTCTTTGAATAAATAATTATATTTACTTTTTAATTTTTCAACATCAATCAATAAATTTAAATATTGACGACCTGTTAAATCTTTCAAATGGTATTTATCCCACTTTTTATAGAAATTCATAGCAAGTGGATAACCTTTTAATAAATCATCTTGAGCTTGACCACATTTGTTATAATCTGTCTTTGGTTTATTGAATAAGTTTGCCGAAGTAGTAAATTTTTTATTTTTATTTGAGCCTAATCTATAATAGCTGACTTCAAAAATAATACTTCTACTAATTTCAAAAGCAAATCGTAAACTTGTTAAATCTTTTCTCATATTTTTATATAATAAATTAATAACTTCCAAAACTAATAAGCTCGTTTGTTTCTTGGTAGTGGTACATATTTTCTCTTGCTTGTTTTAATGTTTTATATCTACCAGTAATAACATTTGGATATTTTCTATCTCCAAAATATATCTCTAATACCCATAACTTTTTATTTTCTATGGCTTTTCTAATTAAAAAGGTGTAGCCATTTCCTTTATTGCTTATATATGTATAGTTCATAATTGTAAAAATAATTTAATTAATATTAATATGGATAAGATACTAAAAATCAACTGGAATACCATCATAAATGGGTTTCTTTTTATTTTTCCATCATAGTCCATAAGTTTATATAAATTGATAAATAAATAATACTAATATAATCATAAACGGGGTTAAATATTCTAATAGTTTATTCATAGTAATCTTTTTAACAAGTATTTTCTAACAGCACGATTAACGGCTTCAAATGATGTTATTCTAGCGTCTGATAATTCATTTTCATTATTCCAACCAATAATGAAGGCGGGGTATCCGTATCTAGCTTCCTTAACAGCATTTAGGATTAAAGAGGGTACTATATATTTTTCTTTAATATGTTGCTTTAAATGGTCTGTATCTGTTATCCCTCCAAACATAGAGCAGTACCAGCAGTCGCCACCGCTTGGCTTTTCAAGTCCTGTATTTAGTTTTTTAGTCAATGCTACTAAATACTTATCAATAGATGTTTTTAGTTTTTTAACTTGCTTTTCTTTTTTATCACTATTGATTTTTTTTCCTATAATTTCACCATTTTTAATTTTAATACCTTCAAAAAATACATTTTCACCTATATACCAAATGTTATTTTTTTGATTAACAGTGATACCACTATATTTATTTATTCTATCTTTAGTGGTGTTAGTTAACCAACCGCCAGTGAATAAATAATTATAGATTTTATAGAATTTTATAACATAAGTATCGTGTAATTTTAACCCAATATAATCACCTTCATTGACTAGGTAGGTGTTATTGTCTACTTTTCTAGTAGCTTTATTTTTTAAAATATCTTTTGCTTCATTGTAATTCATATTTATAAGTTTAAATTAATAAGTGCCTCTAACATATCATCAGGTATGTCTTGGCCTGTCATTTCACCGCAATTAATAAGCGTGCCTAATTCTTCTTCGGCTTCTTCTATATTTACTATCTGGAAGTCTGATTGACTTGGTAGTTCTTTAGTCATTTTGTTTATTTAATTGTTAACTAATATAATACTACTACTAACGTATGGTAATGTCAAGTAGATAGTTTTAAAGCTAATTATGTACGGCGTATAGTATTGGATAGTGTGCCAGTTTTTCAGATAAGATGTATTACCTTTATTAGAATGACTTCACTATATCCCCTTAAACGAACGATAATGTATTCGAGCTAGATTATATCCAGTTTTTCAAGTAGATGTTATTTACATTATTATAATCATATAGTATCTACAACTAACCATATATAAACATTAAGTCTTAAATCTTATTTATAATCTAATATAATTATTGTACATTCTCCAGTCAATAAGGTTAAATATCCATGTTCCTAGTATCAGTATACCATACCTATCCCCCCTACCCCATCAGATGTTTCTTCCTCTATTTATATATATAGACGTAACTAAATTCTAACCTATTTTTAAAGCTCCTTTGCAACTATTGAACCTATGATACTATGTGTACACTTACCTATTGACTTTAGTTAAATTAATGTGTACACTATGTCTAATTAATAGTTAATTGTGTACACCTATGAATGTAGTATCAGTTAGAGAATTTAGAAAGAACTTGTCTAAGTATTTAAAAGAGGGATGTGATGTGGTTACTAGAGGTAAAACTATTGCTCAAGTAATTCCTGTTATTAATGTAGACAAAATTAAATATGGAGTACCAAAGATTGATAAAGAATATATAGATATTGCTAGAGAGTTAAATCCAGATGGTTTTAAAGTTAGTAGAGAACTAAAAGATGGTGCTTTTGACAAAGCTATTACAGAGAAGAAGATTAAACTCTGTAAACATGGTGCTGCTATTGGTAATTGTAAATTTGGATGTAAGAAATGAAAAACGATACCTATGGATTTAAAGCAGTAATGATATTAGTAGCCATTTGGGTATTCTTAATGATTTGGAGTAGTGCTGCAGGATTTCAAGGGTATCCAGAACCAGTACAAGAACAGCCAGTGTTTGGTGGGTGGCAGGGAAATTATTAGATAAAATTTGGAAATAGCTTTCTTGCAAGACATAGGGTATAATTAGATATGACCAACCTAAATCCTGATTCATCTGGTTTTAAAAAGAAAGCAGATTATACCAAATTAACTCTCAAACAAAAGAAAGCAGTTACTGAGTATCTTAGAACAGGAAATAAGAGTGCTGCTATTAGAGCTGCCTATAATATTAAACCTAAACACGTCAGAATCCAAGCTAATACCTTTTTTAAGAAACCTAAAATTATCAATGCCCTAGACAAGGCTCTCAAAGATAGTAAATTTGATGACACTTATGCTGTTCAGACAATGAAGAAGATAGTAGATGCGGGTATGGATAACCTAGACATTACCCGTCCTGATACTATGCTCAAAGTTATAGAGACCTATTTTAAGATTACTAATAAGATGGGTGGGGGTAATAAAACAACTATTAAATTAGATATAGAAGCTCAGGCTAAAAAGATGGATGTTCTAGAATTAAGAAATGCTCTAAAAGAAATGGATAAAAGACAAATACGAATATTAGATGTTTTAAAAAATGGCAACCAGCCAGCAACAGAAGAGGGGGAGATAATAGAATGATATTTTTATATAAAGGTACTAAAAATAAGCCCAAATATGGACCTATGATTGGTTTACAAAAAGTACACACTTTTCCTGGTAAATTACTTTGGAATTTATTTTTAATATGGAGATGGGATAAACAACGATATGCTATTGGATTTAATCGTTTAAAAAGAATTAAAAAGGGGGAGATTTATAAATATGAGGGTCAAACTTATAATTATAAAACTAAAAAATACTTATGATAGTTTCAATCACTAAATTTAATGACAATATCAGTTTTTATATCGACAAGTCTAGAAAAGAACCTGTTAAACTAACTAAACGTGGTATTGTAGTGGCAGTTATTATTTCCAAAAAAGCATACGATAATGGTCCAAAAAGCAAGAACTAAACTAGACCAAGAGAGAAATCTAGTTCAACAGAAGGGAGAAATTCTTGAATATTTAGATGCTGTTGGTCAGGATGATGAAGAAAAGGCGGCTAAATGTGTAATTGAAGTTGAAAACCAAAAAGCTAAAGAAGTAAAAGAAGAAGAGTGTAGAAAAATTGAGGCACTGGAAACAGCTCGTAAATTTAAAAGAAAAGACTATGTTCATAAATTAGCAGAAATGATGTATAAAATGGCTCAATTTGTTGATATTCCTAAAAACTATATCTATCGGATTAATTTTAGTGAAGATAAATTAAATATTATAGTAAAAAGTCCAAGTGGTAAACTGTTTGGCAGAGGCATAAAACCTAATGGAGAAATAAAATATGACTATCAAGCCATTGAAACTCTATTAATGCAGTGTGAAAATACTATTGATAAGTTAGAAAAGAGAGGACAATATCGAGAAGATGGATTAATTTTACCTAATGGAATCAAATGAACAAAGACGATTTAGAAAAAATCTATGTAGAAAAGTCTAGAGCAATAGATGAACTGGCTAAACAAGCCTATTTATCTAATTTGTTTGCTTTTAATCAAGATGTTTTAAAGGTTGAGGAAGGTGGAGAGGGGTCTGGTAAACGAGTTGAATTAAAAGACTTTCATCGAGAACTATGTGAATTTATAGAAAGAAATCCTCATCGTAAAAAGATAGCTCTGATGCCACGAGGACATTTAAAAACTACCTTAATTACTGTCGGATATACTCTTCAGCGAATAGCTAAAGACCCTAAAGTTCGTATTTTAATAGCTAACGCTACTGGAACTATGGCAGAGGCTATGTTATCTCAAATTAAAAAGCATTTACAGTACAACGACACCTTTAAATACTATTTTGGTGATTTATCGGTAGGTGCTAGTACTTGGAGAGATAATATGATTACTTTGCCTACTGGAGAGGGTTCATATCAATCTAAAGAGGCTACAGTTACTGCTTATGGACTAGGAGGCTCTCTAGTTTCTCAACATTACGACGTTATTATCATTGATGATGCTCATAATCGTGAAAATATCAATACTAAAGACCAAATTGAGAAAGTAAAGCAGAGTTATCGTGATTTATTGGATTTATTAGAACCAGGAGGACAATTAATCATTATTGGGACTAAGTGGCACGATGACGACCTTTATGGACAGGTAATGGATAAGACTAATCCAGAAGCCCAAGAGTTTGATGTATTTATTAGAAGAGCTATTACTGATATGAAGTTGGGTAGAAATCCTGATGGACATTTTAAAATTGAGGAAGGAACTGTATTATGGCCTGAAAAATATAGCTATAGTGCCCTTTCTGCCTTACTTAATGAGAAAGGTTTATATGAATTTAGTTGCCAATATCAAAATTTGGCAGTGGATGACGAAAATGCTGTCTTCCATAAATCATGGTTTCACGAATATGATGTAACTGACTTAAAAGACCGAAAATTGACCAGATTTACTGCTATTGACCCTGCAATTTCTCTCAAAGATAGAGCTGATTTTACTGCTATAGTTACCATAGGCGTAGATGTATTGGGTAAAATTTATGTTTTAGAGGTTAAACGAGGTCATTTTACTGAAGACCAAATGGTAGATGAATTGTTTTTAACTAATGAGAGATTTCATCCTTTGACTATTCAAATAGAAACAGTGGCTTTTCAGAAAACATTACAACATTATATTATGAAAGAAATTAAACGCAGAGGACACTCTCTACCTTTAAATGAAGTTTTACCTGAATCTGATGAATCAAAAGAGAAGCGTATTCGTTTACTTCAACCTATGTATATGAGGTCAGATATTTACCACGCTAAAACTGTAGCTGATATTGAATATCTCGAAGATGAACTATTACGTTTTCCTAAAGGTAAACATGATGACTTAATTGATGCCCTATCATATTGTGTTAGAGCCTCTTTTCCACCTAGACAAAAAGAGAAGAGTGAAAAGTCTAGGGGTTTTCTTTACTAATAGTATTATTTAATTCTATAATCTATATATATGTACGAAACTAACAATATCCGCACTAAGTATCATCCATCAGAGAGTACTGGTGAGAAAGCTGACTTAGAGTATGTTTACAGACGAACTCAACAAATGAAAGATGCCCGTTCTGCTTCTGGTATAGAAACCAAATGGGACAAGTATCAAAAACAATACGATGGGTATAGGGATGAAAAGGCTAAAGACCAATGGCAGTCTAATATAGTTGTTAATACTACTGCTGGAATAGTTGAATCTCAATTAGCCGAAGCTATTGACCAAAATTATAGACCAAGATATTTACCTAGAGGAATAGAAGACAAGCCACGAGCTACAGTAATGAACGCTATTAATGACTATACTTGGGAAGTTGGTATGGCTGATGTAGAAGTTTATAAGATGACCTCTGAAGCATTTGTATTAGGAACTTCTATTGGACAAGAATACTACCGAAAAGAAAAGAGAATGGTTCAGCAAATAATGTCGACTAAAAAGAATGGTCAGCAAGAATTTAAAGATGTAGAAATTAATGATTTTGATGATGTCTATTTAGAACACGTTAGGTTACAGGAAGTTTGGTTTGATGAGTATGGACGTAGTTTAAATGGAACTTACTCAGCTAAAGATTGTGTCCGACGTGTCATTATGAATATTGACGATTTTAAGAACTTTTTTAAAGGACCAATTTGGGACAAAATGGGAAATGCTAAATATGTTAGTCCTGGTGGTGATGTAAATTACTATGAGTTTTATAAACCAAGTGAGGGTATTGACCATTCTAAACAAGTTGAAGTTTATTGGTATTGGACTACTAGACCAACTCCAGGTAGAAAACTATATTCTGATTCTTTAATGGTAGTAGCTAATGATGTTATGGTGGTTCGTGGACCAAATCCATATAATCACAAACGTCTTCCATTTGTCCGACAGGTTGATATTTTAAATGCTAATACTTTTTATGGTAAAGGTGAGTCTCAACTTCTAGAGTCAATTCAAGAAGAGCAAACTACTTTGCGACGTATGGTAATTGACCGAAATCATCTAGATATAGATAAAATGTTCCTGTTATCTAACAGGGAAACTGACTTAGATGATGATGACTTGATAGCTCGACCACATGGAGTGATAAATGTAGAGGATGTAAACAATGTAAAAGCACTAGAATATGGAGATATTCCAACTTCTACATTCAAGTCTTTAGCCATGTTGACTGATGATGCAGTCAGAATTACTGGACAGGACGATAGGATGCAATCTGTTCAATCTCCTACTACTGCTACTCAGGCAGCTATTTTAAAAGAAGCTACTTTAAAACGATTAAGAACGAAACTTTGGTTACTCAGGAACTTGACTCTGTATAATGTAGGACTTCTTCGTGAATCCAATATCAGGCAATTCTATTCGGTACCCAAAGTTGAAAAAATTGTTGGTCAAAAAGGAACTGATAATTACTATGCTCGTGTCCGAGATGCCTACCAGTCTGGTAGACTTCAAATGAAAGGTGGAGAGGCTTATGAACAGAAATATAAGACTATTCGTTTAAGTGGACAAAAACTTAATATTACTAAAGAAGGTGTTTCTCTCCAAAAGAGTAAAGAACCTACTTTTTTTGAAGCTACTCCTGATTTAATTTCTCCTATGTATGGGAGTTTTGATGTCAAGATTAGTCCAATGCCAGCTATTCCAGTTAGCAAACCTCTAATGCAGGAAAAAATTAGTGCTATGTTTGACCGATTAATTCAACTACCTCAACTTTATTCTCCTGAAAAATTAGGTGATGCTGTTTTGGAAGCCCATGATTATGACCCAGACGAATTTAAACCAGATAAACCAATTCAAGAACAACTATCAGGTAATTTAGTAGGTAAATCACTACAAGTGGCTCAGGTAGAAAATCAAGAAATCATGAAAGGTAAAGATTTACCTCCTACTCCATATGCTATGGAACCTCATACTGAGGCTCACATTGCTATGATTAATAGTCCTGAGATGATGCAATTACCTCCAGATTCTCCAATACTAGCTGCTTTAGTTAGACATATTCAAGGAGAATTACAAGCTCAACAACAGAGAGGAACTGCTATGGCAGGTAAACCAGGAATGGAAGGTTATAATGCTCCATCTGGACCATCTGCTCCTAAAATTGGAGATGTAAACCCAGCTATGAGTGAAGCTCCAGCGATAGGAAATGACCAAGGTAATGCAGTTAATCCTCAAAATGTACAATGAAAAAAAGAAAAGTAACTGCACCAATTTTAATAGATGATTTGGCAGCCTTAGCTAAAATAGCTAGCACTCCAGAGTTTAAAGTGCTAAAGAGAATTTCTGATAATAGAATTTTTTATCAAAAAGACCATATTATTGCTTTACCTGAAAAGAATCCTTATTTAGGTATAGATAAAGCCTATGATAGAGGAGTGATTGCGGGCATAAGAATAGTAATAAAAAGTATTGAAACTGCTTCTATTGAAATGGAAAAGTTGGCAGAGAAGGAGGTAGAATAATGGATTTTTCAGCAATTAAAGATGTTATTCAATATGGTTCGGTAGCCAATAAAGAAAAGGCTTTACAAGAAAAAGCTGATGCTGAAAAACGCTATCAGGATAATAAAAAAGAGATGGAAAAACAGATGAAAGAAGCTGGTAAATCTCAAGATGAAATTCAAAAGAAAGTTTGGACTGAACAAAGTCAGCAAACTAAACAACAAAAAGAAAAAATAGATGTTCTTAAAAAATTGACTGATTGGTGGCAGAGTATACAACCAAAAGAAACTACTAAAGAAACTCCAAAAGAAGTCACCAAGGAAACTCCCAAAGAAACTCCTACTCCTACAACTACACCTACTCCAGAAGTTTTAGGAGAATTTATTAATATGTTAGGTTTGGGTTCTACTTGGGCTACTCAAGGAAAACCTGATTATCCAGATTCTCTAGTTCCATATGCTAATGAAGCTGGCTCTCAATATGGAATAGACCCTAGAATTTTAGCTTCTCAAGATGCTCAAGAAACTGGTGGTTATGGATATGAAGCTAAAGTTGGTTCTTCAGGCGAACAGGGTATTCCTCAAATTATTCCTAGATTTCATTATCAAAGTGCTGGTATTGGAGATTCTAATACTTATGCTAGCAAACTAGCTAATGACCCTAAATATGCGATTGGCGAACAAGCTAGAATTTTATCTGGTTATTTAAAAGGACAAGGTAATATATACGATGCTCTAAGACAATATAATGCTGGAAGTAATTTAGATAACTCAGGTGAATATGCTGACGAAATTTTAAAAAGAGCTGGATTAGAAAAATTGATACCTGGATATAATATTTAACACTTGGATTGACTTTGATTTCCTTTATGCTTTAGACTTACATAATTAACAATTAGTAAGGGAAATGTCTGTGGTGGACATCCTTTCTTACAAAGAGGTAAGCTGTTTAACAGAACCTCAAAGGAGACTAAAATGACCGAACCTGTAAACCAAGATGGAACACCCATCGTTAATAATGATGGACAAGCTCCAGTTGCAGATGTTAATGTAGTGACCCCAGGTAATACTACACAAGCATTGAATGAAGAACCCTGGTGGAAAGAAGCTAGCGAGAAGCATGGCTTTAAATCCAAGGAAGACGTTTATAAATCTTGGTCTGAATCTAATAAAAAGATTTCTGAACAAGGTGAAAAGTTGAAAAACTTTGAAGACTTCCAAAATAACGTAGTACCAGTTCTTGACATCGTCTTAGGAGATGAAGAACTATTGGGAAAAGTAAAAGCTAAAATGGAAAACCCAAACAGTATTCCACAAAAGCCAGCTACTGTTGACAATTCAAAAGTTCCTTCAGAGGACACCGATACCAAAAAGTATCTCACCGATAATATTGTGCATAGCTTTGAACAACAGCACGGTATTGATAAACTCGATGCAGAGACTCAGAAAGATATCAAAGCTAAGATTGGTATAGAACTTAAAAAGTTCACCACTGGAACGGAAACTAAAGTTAATTTATTGTCTGGACAATTAGATGATGCTTTTGCATTAGCTATTTCTAAAGACCCTAAGTTAGCTAATATCTTTGCACCAAAAGATGATGCGATGTCGGACTACGGTTCGATGCCAAGTCAGCCTTCTGGAATTGACAAAGACGGCAATATTAAACTGACTCCTGAACAGGAAAAAGTTGCTGAAAAGATGCCTGGTGGTAGAGAGGCATATATCAAAGGTTTGAAAAAAGTTTTAGGAAAATAAGTTAAAAATTAATTAAAAATTATGGCAAGTTTTAAATATGCAGGCCAGCTCAATGGAGCTGAAAATCCTGTGACTATCGATGTAATAATCAATGATAGTAAAACCGTTTCCGTTGGTGGAGCTGTCCTTTTAGACGCTTTTGCTGATGGTGGTGGTTGTGAAGCTGCTTCTGCTGGTTCTTATGTACTAGGAATTTGTGTCGGTATCTATCAAGGGGTTCGTCCTATTGAAACATTACCCGCTGGTTCTTATACTGGAACTTACACTGCTTCGACTCAATCATATGCTGCCGCTGCTGACAACACTACTGTTGATAAGATGATTGCTAAGGTCATTGTTGACCCTATGGCTCTCTTTGAAAACGATTCTGCTGGCGATTTAGCTGCTGCTGATGAGTTTAAATGTTTTGACCTCGTTTCTGCTACCCAAATAGCTAATCAAAATGGTGCTGATGCTGCTGGTGCTTTCCAGCTCATTAAGCGTGACTCTGATGATGCTTCCTATGGGACATTCAGAATTAGAGAGTCGGAGTTCGGCTACGCAGCCCAACAATAATTATTAGTTTAATATACAAATATGGCATATAAATCAAATTTCGGAGATTTACTTGAACCAGGGTTGCGTGAAATCTATGACAATAGATATAACGAAATCCCCTCAGTATTTCCACAAATCTTCAATGTAGAAAATTCTTCTAAACAGTCTGAAAAAGATTCAGCTATTAGCGGTTTTGGATATTTTGATGAGACTTCAGAAGGTGCTTCCGTCACCTACGAAGACCCAGTTCAAATGTATGATGTGACTTATACTCACAAGAAATACACTAAGGGCTTCAAAGTTTCTGAAGAGATGGTCGATGACGACCTCTACAGAATTATTAATCGTAAACCAGGTCAATTAGCACTCGCTGCTAGGAGAACTGCTGAATACCACGCTGCTTCCGTTTTCAATAACGCTGGTAGTACCTCTTACCTCGGTGGAGATGGAAAGCCTTTACTTTCCGTTCTACATCCTCGTTCTGATGGTGGTTCAGTTCAGGTTAATAAAGCTGCTGCTGGTACTCCTCTAACTGATGCTAGTTTAAATACTGGTATCTTGGCTCTTGAGTCTCAACTCGATGACAAAGGAATGAAAATAGCTACAGAAGCTAAAATTCTTTTAGTTCCACGAGCACTCAAAAAGACAGCTACAGTGTTACTTCAGTCTGAATTGCTTCCAGGTGTTAGTACTTATGCTACTAATGACACCAATTATAATAAGTCCCTCGGACTTAAATTAATTGCTTGGCATTATATAACTACTGCTACCAACTGGTTCCTTTTAGACCCAAGTGTTCATTTGATAAATTGGTTCTGGAGAAAGCAACCTGCTTTTGCCCAAGACAATTCATTTGACACTGGTATGGCTCTTTTCAAAACAAGCATGAGATTTTCTCATGGCTTTAGTGATTGGAGGGGCGTATACGGTTCAGAAGGCGATTCTGCTACTGACGGTACCTAGTCCTGTTCTTGTTCTAAACTTAAACCTCCTGTTTCGGCAGGAGGTTTTTGGTTGCTTGACATACTTGCAAGGAATGGTGTATCCTTAATGAGGATACTACTGGTGTAGCATTAATCAGTATCCGATTACATAGGTGTGCAACCTATAAAGGTCGGCAAAAGGAGAGTTCTAGACTCGATGAAGCACTGAGTATGGAAGGTTCGATTCCTTCGGTTCCGCTTTAATATTTAATAAATAATGAAAACATTTATAAACCCCCAAGAAAGAAATATTCCTGTTAATGAATTTACCTATGAAGGCTGTCGCTATTCAGGTATTGCTGTTGGTTTAACCTTCTCAGTTGTTTCTGATGGTTTAGCTAATTTTTTAATAGAGATGTTTCCTCAATTAATTGAAGCTAGTGAAGTTGCTCCTGTGGCTGATAATGAATATTGTTGTTCTAAGTGTAATAAAGATTGTGGTAGTAAATATATGAAAGAAAGACATGAAAAAGTATGTAAAGCTGAACCAAAAGGAATGGCTGTTATTTTAAAACCTAGTTATATCTTTTGGAACTATAAAAATTTAGATAGAACCCAATTAACTCCCGACCAATTAATTCCAGAATCGGTAAATAGTCCTCAACCAGAACAAGTTAAAACTATGACAGAACAAGAGGCTTCTGAACCTGCTCCAGGTAAACCAGGAATGGATATGATAGGTAGAACTATGCAAAGGGTTACCACTGATAGAGATGGTATTTCTTGGTATGGTGAAGGTACAACCGACGATACAGTTTAAGACTTGACTTGACTTAATGATATAGTAGACGTTAATATATCATATGTACTTAACACAACCATTATCACTAACTGCTGGTGCAGTTCACACTGGTATCAATTATATTTATGCTTTATCTTTAAATGCTGGTGTTGATGCGGCTACTCTAAAGATTTATGATGGCACAACTGCTGGTGGGGCTTTGATTTGGACTCTTTCTGCTCCTGCTACTGGTTCAGCTCAAATTACTTTTCCTTTTCCATTAGATATTCAGCATGGTATTTTTGTAGCCCTAACTGGAACTGGTCCATTGGCTTATGCGGCTGTTGATTATGTAATTGCTTCTACTAAACCTTCTACTTCTAACTCTCCTTCTTTATCACCTTCTAGCTCTGAATCTCCATCTAAGTCTCCATCCGAATCTCCGTCTAATTCTCCATCTGCTAGTTCTAGTAACTCTCCTTCTCGTAGCCCATCTGCTTCTAATAGTCCTAGCCTTTCACCTTCAAGTTCGGTATCTCCTAGTAATTCTCCTTCATTATCACCTAGTTCTAGTGAAAGTCCTAGTAGAAGTCCAAGTGAATCTTCTTCAACTTCGTTCAGCTTATCACCAAGCACTTCTAGTTCTCCTTCACTTAGCCCAAGCACTTCACAATCACCTTCAACTTCTCCATCAGCATAATTTGATACCTTGTTTTTGTCTTGGATATTAATTAATATTGTTTATATGAGTTCTATTATTGTAAACAATATTGATAGGACTTCCTTTTTCCTAAAAAACCTGCTCCACCGTTATTTATGGCGTATGAAGAAGAAACTAATTGAATAATAGGTTGTATATAAACACCTTCAGTTTAATTCTTTACCTTTATGCAGTGGATAGTAGGTTTCTAAAATATGAACCTTACTTATAGAGACGATGATGTTTGTAAACTAACTGATGTTGAAGTTTTAAAACACATCCATAAACAATTATTAGAACAACATAAAACCCATACGGTAGCTTTTTTGTGTGATGGTCTAGAAAAGAATAAACCCCTAATTGATTATATTAATAGTACCCATAATTGGAATTTATGTATTCATGGTTGGAATCATCATAATTACTGTAATATGACTAAACCTCAAATTGAAGAAGAATTAGATAAATGTATACTTAAAGTTGAGGAACTTTTTGGAGTAGTCCCTGAGAAGTGGTATTTACCTTGGAATGGTTGGACTGATGAATTTGGATTTGAAAAGGTACCCTTTGTAGCTGATATAGCGTTTTATCACGGAGTAGATGTTGATATTGATTGTTACCATATTACTGATGCAGTAGCTGAATTAGAACTAGGTAGAAAACTCAATACTGATACTGTCTATTTTAATAACTGGGATATTGAGGATTTAAAATTATTACCACAATTATTATATTTAACTTCCAAATAATATTGCAATATTTGGTAAAATAATACTATGAAACCAATTACTACGATTATAATTCCATCCAAGACTGAGGTTTTTTTAGAAAGAACAATTAGAGATGTATTAGAAAAAGCAACTGGTGAAATTGAAGTTTTGCCAATCGTTGATGGATACTATCCACCTGAAAATGAACTCGTTATAGACCCTAGGGTGCGTTATATTCATTTAGAGCCAAGTAATAATGCTCAGAAAAGACATGGCATAAATAGAGCCGTTAGTGAAGCCAAGGGAGATTATATAATGTCAGTTGATGCCCATATCATGTTTGCCAAAGGATTTGATGAGCAGTTAATTAAAGACCACGAACCTAATTGGATACAAGTTCCTAGACGACATAGATTAGATGCTGAAAACTGGTGCTTACAAACTCAGGTAGATACTAGACCCCCAATAGATTATGAATATATTATATTTGATTCATTATTTACTCCTAGTGATTGTGGTCCAGGTGCTATACATGGATTCAAATGGGATGCTAAAACTCTGGCTAGACAAGATATACCAATAGATGACATACTTGAATTTCAAGGTAGTTGTTGGTTTATGACTAAAGAGTGGTATCAAAGACGTGGATTTATGCAGATTGAAGGTTATACAGGTTGGGGACAGGAAGCAGAGGAACTTTCATTTGAAACTTGGAAAAACGGTGGTAGATGTGTAGTAAATAAAAATACTTGGTATGCACATCTTCACAAAGGACAGAAGTATGGAAGAATGTATTGGATGAGTAGACACGAGAATAGACAAAGTTATAAATATGCTTATCGTCACTGGTTAATAGAACAAAACGATTTTATGATTTCTCTATTTGAGAAATTTATGAAAGATATTAAAATGCCTCAATGGCCATCTAATTGGAAAGAAAAAATTAGTAATTTAAAAAACCTATGACACCTCAAGAAACATTAGATTTTATTCAAAAAAGGTATAATTTGGACCTTAACCAACCAAATCCTATTCAAATTCCTGCTAGTAGATGGCACGATTTAGGACATTTATTAAACGACCTAGACTACACACTTGGGGTAGAGATTGGAGTTTATCGAGGTAGATTTACTGCTACTCTAGCTAAAAGAGCACCTAAAATGCAGTTAGTTGGAGTTGATGCTTGGAAAGTGTACCCAGGGTACAAAGATTACTGTGATAGTGATTTGGAAGATGAAGCCTATTTAGATGCAGTTAGACGAACTGAAATTTATCCACAAGTTAAATTAGTTAATGATTGGTCAGTAGAAGCATCAAAAATGTTTAAAGATGAATCTTTAGATTATATATTTATAGATGCTAACCATTCATATGAGTGGGTAGTAGAAGATATGAAAGCATGGATTCCTAAAGTTAAAACTGGTGGAATTGTCATGGGACATGATTACTTTGTAATGAAGAAATTAAATTTTGGAGTTATTCAAGCAGTTAATGGTTGGGTGGAAACTCACTTTATAAAACATTTATTCAAATGGACAGATAATTGTCCTTGCTGGATGTTTATAAAGGGAGATACAACAGAATGATAAATACAGCCGAAAGTATCAGTAATTGGCATCCAGATAAAATCTGTGATTTGGTTGCTGACAATATAGTTAAAGAATGTCTTAAACAAGACTCTAAATCTAGGTGTGCCGTGGAAGTTCTAGGTGGTCATGGACTTATTTTTATTAGTGGAGAGGTTACTACTAAAGCCATAATAGATTATTGTCAATTAACTAAAGATTTCTATTTAAAGCACTGTGGTAAGGAAATAGATGTTATGAGTAATATAGTAACCCAAAGTCCTGATATTGCTTTAGGGGTTGATAAGGGTGGTGCTGGAGACCAAGGAATTATGTATGGATATGCTTGTGATGAAAATGAAGAATTTATACCTCAAGAGAAATACTTAGCTGATAAATTACTAGAACCATTTAAAACTGATGCTAAATCTCAAGTTACTATAGAAGATGAAGAGGTAACAGATATAGTTCTATCTGTTCAAGGAGAAGAACAAGATGATTTAATAAAATATGTTTATAATTTTTGTAATAAATATGCTTTAGGTAAACCTAATATTTACTGTAATTGGACAGGTAAATTTGAAATTGGTGGTTTTGATGCTGATTGTGGAGTTACAGGTAGAAAGATAGTTTGTGACCAATATGGACCAAGAGTGCCTGTTGGCGGTGGTGCATTTTCAGGTAAAGACTTTACTAAAGTTGATAGAAGTGGTGCATTAATGGCACGTCATATAGCCTTGGATTTACTTAAAAAATATAAAATAGACGAAGTATTAGTTAAAATATCTTATTGTATAGGTAAGTCTGAACCTTTAATGGTAGTGGCTACAATAGATGGAGAAGAATATGATATATCTGAAGCATATGATTGTAAACCTCAATCTATTATTAAAAAGTTAAAACTAGGTTGGAAAACATTATGAAAATATTTGATTGCTTCCCATTCTTCAACGAGTTAGAAATTCTCGAACTGCGTTTTATGGAACTCTACGATACTGTAGATTACTTTGTAATTGTTGAAGCTAACAAGTCACACAATGGCACTCCTAAAGAGTTTATCTTTGAGAACAACAAATCTAGGTATGAAAAATGGCTAGATAAAGTGATTTATGTCAAGGTTGAGGATATGCCAGAGTATAATCCAGACTATGTCTTTGCTCTAGAGTATTTTCAACGACAACAGATAATGAGAGGATTAGAAGGTAAAGCCCAAGAAGGGGATAAAATATTAGTCTCCGACTGTGATGAGATACCCAAAGTTGAAAAAATTAAAGAGAATTTAAACAGTAAAGAGTGGTTAGTTTTTAGCCAAGAATTATTTTACTATCACGTTAATAATAAAGTTAATCGTAATTGGGGTGGAACTGTAATGGCAGATTATAATACCTTTAACAGTAGACTTAAATCACTACGATTTTATGCAATTAAACGACAGTTTGGAAAAGGAACTAATGTAATACAAGATGGTGGCTGGCATTATAGTTATATGGCTGGTGGTGATGCTAAACGAGTTAGAGATAAGGTTAATCTATTTGCTGAAAAGAACCTAGTAGAACTAGCTGGTAGTGTGGAAGAGGTGGCTGACAAGATAGCTAATCAAAAAGACTTATATAATAGAAGTGAAGTTAAAAATTATTATAAACAAAAGATTGTGGATATATCTAACAACAAACCAAAACACCTAGATGAATGGTTAGAGAAGTATCCCAATTTTATATACCATGCCTAAAACATATTATAAAGAATCACAAGAACACTCAACTTTAGGAGATAAAATGCTTCAACATACTGAAGTTTTATATAGTATCCAAAAGAAGAAGAAATGGAAACCAATTACTTTTCAACTATGTCCCACTGGAATTTGTGATTTTAATTGTAAATTCTGTAGTGTTGGTAATCGGGACAAGACTATTTCAATTCCATTTAAAACTATTATTAAAGGTTTAAAAGATTTTAGGAAGTTAGGTGCTAAGGCATTAGAAATTACAGGTGGTGGTAATCCTCTACTCTATCCTAAAATAAACGAAGTAATAAAAAAGGCTCATCAGTTGGGCTACGACATAGGTATAATATCTAACTCTATAAATCCTGGTAAATTTATAACCGAAGAATCTGCTAGTTATTTAACTTGGTATAGATGTTCTATCTCAGCTAATCATAATATCCCTAATTTTAATCACAGAATGTATGACCTTAGCAGAGTACCCAAGGGAGTGCTAAGTTTCTCATATGTGATTAATAAAGATACTACTAAAACAATCTTAAAAGATATTATTAAGTTAGTTAGAACTAGACCAGATACTAAATTTGTCAGGATATGTCCAGACTATCTAGATAACGAGATAATTTCTACTTTTAGAAAAAAATGGGCTCCAATGATTGAAAAGGTGGATAGAGATAATAAATTCTTTTTTAAAGAATTAATAGCTGATTGTACTGCCTATTCTGATTTTTGTGGTATAGGTATGATTAGACCATATGTTTGTGAGGATGGCTATGTTTATATGTGTTCTAGTTTTGTTTTAAGAAATAGAAAACTTGAACCACAATATAGATTATGTCATTTAAAAGATATTAAAAAGTTTTATAAAGAAGCCAATAAAAGATTAAAGAAAGGAGAGTTACCATATAATGCACCTATTAGTGAGTGTTGGCATTGTCAACTTGGTAGTAATAACCAATTTCTACATAATGTTATTAGAAAAATGGAGGACAAAAACTTTGGCTGATATATACGATAAAGACTATTTTGAGAATGGGATTAAACTAGGTTGTTCTGGTTATGAGAATTATCATTGGTTGCCTCAAAGGATATATCGTGAAGTTAGGGCTGTCATTAATCTTTTAGGAATAGAACCTAAACAGACAGTCTTAGATTTTGGCTGTGCTAAAGGATATTGGGTTAGGGGATTTACAGAGTATGGAATAAATGCTTATGGTTATGATATTTCTAAATATGCCATTGATAATGCCGATGAATCTATTAAGCCTTTTGTTGTAAATAAATTTCCAACTTATGAATTTGATTATATAGTTTCTCGTAATACTCTGGAACACTTAGACGAAGAAGAATTAGAACAGAGATTAAAACAGTTTTTAGATATGACTAATACTGTGTTCTTTTCTGTCCCTCTAATTGACCCTAGAACTGGTGATTATATGATGCAGGAAACTGATATTACTCATAAAATTAGATGGACTAATGCTCAATGGATGAGTTTTTGTGAGAAGTGTGGTTGGAAAGAAGTGATTAATTATCCACACGTTGAAGGAATACACGATAAGTTTAAAAATTACCCAAATGCAATGGGATTCTATGTATTAAAAAAATGAAACTCTCAATCGTAATTTGTTTTCTAGACTCACACGAAGCTGTAAAAAGACAAGTTAAATACTTCTATAATATGCATTTACCTATTGATATTGAATTTGTTTTTGTAGATGATGGTTCTAATCCAGAACACAGACAAGAAGACTACCATTTAGAAAATCTAAGGATAGTTCATACTTATGATAAAAGACCGTGGACTCAAGGTATAGCTAGAAATGTTGGGGTTAAACACGCTACTGGAGAATACATACTCTGTACGGATATTGACCATATTTTATCTAAAGAAGCGATTATGTTCTGCTACGACTTTAAAGGAGATAAAGTTATTTTTCCTAGAGAAATAGCTGTTTTATTAGAAGATGGAACTTTAACCCAAGACAAAGATATTCTAATTGACTATGGTTGTGACCCAAATATGTTTGATAGAAAACGTGGTTTATATGCCAGTTATCATGGTAATACTTACTGTATGCCTAGAAGTGTTTATTGGGAGTTGGGTGGTAATGATGAGAGTCATTGTTTATATGGTCATCATGCTGGAGTTAAAAAGGGTGAGGATAGTGTGATGAATACCAGATGGAATCATTGGGCTTTTGCTCAAGGTAAACTCTGTGAAGTTGGTCCTAAAATTTATATGTTTTCCAATGGGAGATATCACAAAAATGGTGACCCAAATCCACACGGATTGTTTCATCATCTAAGTTATAATTAATTATGAAAACACTAGGAAAACCAGAATCAAATTCTGATGTACTTAACAAACATCCAACTACTCTCTTAATAGGGATGGGTTGGGTAGGACAGTTTATTGGTAAATATTTTACTGAAGCTCATTGGACTGATGAAACTGGTAAATATTTTTCAGTAAAAGACAATTCAGAGGTAATTCCATTAGAAAAATATGAACTAGGCTTTATTTCTGTTCCTACACCTATGTTATCTTCGGGAAAGTGTGATACTTCAATTGTAGAGGCTGTAGTGAAGTCCTACGCACACAAAGTAGACTATTTTTGCTGTAAATCTACTATAGAAGTGGGAACTATTAATAAATTAGAAAATACATACGGAGTAAGAATTTGTATGAGTCCAGAATATATCGGAGAAACACTAGGACATCCACTATTAGAACCATCAAGAGAAACTTTTATTATTCTTGGTGGAAGTAAAGATGTCACTATGAAGTTTGCTGAGGCTTGGACTATGGTAACTAATTCCTATACCAAAATTTATCAAGTAAGTGCTAGATGTGCTGAACTATGTAAACTAATGGAAAACTCTTTTATTGCTACCAAGGTTATGTTCTGTAATGAGTTTTATCAAATGGCTCAATCTTATCACGTTGACTGGAATGAACTCAGAGAAATATGGTTAGCTGACCCTAGAGTTGGTAGGAGTCATACTTATGTCTATCCCAACAATCGTGGTTTTTCAGGTAAATGTCTTCCAAAGGATTTAAACAATCTGGCTTATCACAATAAAAATGCTAAGTTAATCAAATTTTTATTAAAGTACAATGCTGAATTAAGAAAAGATTATGACAATTCGGTTCCACTTGTAGGAGATGAATTATGACAGATTATGAATTAAGTATAGTAATTCCAAGCCGTAATGAAGAATACTTAAATAAGACTATTCAACATATTTTAGAACATAAAAAAGCTAAGACTCAGATTATAGTTGGATTGGATGGACAGTGGCCTGTAGAACCTATTAAAGACAATCCTGATGTAGTATTACTATTTTATCCTGAGTCTATTGGTCAAAGAGGAATGACTAATAGGTGTGTTGAAATTTCTAAGGCTAAATTTATAATGAAAGTTGATGCTCATTGTGCTTTTGATGATGGATTTGACCAAAAAATGATAGAGTCTTTTCAAAAAACTGATGAGAATGTAGTAATGGCACCAGTAATGAGAAACCTTCATATTTTTAATTGGGTGTGTCCAGATGGTCATACCCGTTATCAAGGTCCTAGTGGACCCTGTAAAGAATGTGGTAAACCTACAGTCAAAGATATTGTTTGGATACCCAAGTCTAATCCTCAAAGTGTAGCCTATTGTTTTGACCCAGAACCCCATTTTCAATATATGAATGAACTTAAAAATCGTACTTCGTATAAAGAACAAGGAGATTTAACTGAGAGTATGTCACTACAAGGTAGTTGTTTTATGGTTACTAGAGAGAAGTATTGGGAACTTAACTTAGGTGATGAAGAATTTGGTTCATGGGGGTCACAAGGAATACAAATTGCTTGTTCATTTTGGTTATCAGGGGGTAAGGTTTTAATAAATCACAATACTTGGTATGCCCATTGTTTTAGAACTCAAGGTGGAGATTTTGGATTTCCCTATCCCATCTCAGGGACACAAACAAATGCAGCTAAAAAATTAGCAGGAGACAAATTAAAAGAAAATAAATGGCCTAAACAAATACATCCATCTTCTTGGTTAGTTGAAAAATTCTGGCCGATACCACACTGGTCTAATGAAGATTTAATAGCGATTGGTGGTACTCCAATTAAACAACCGATTGAACCTAGCCGTGGAGTTATTTACTATACCGACAATCAGTTAGATGAGAAATTAATGAAGGCTTGTCAACACCAGTTATGGAAGTCTGCTACTAGAGACCATAAATTACCTATAGTCAGTTGTTCTCTTAAGCCTATGGATTTTGGTAAAAATATAGTTTTTGATGGTGAGAGAGGATACTTGACTATGACCAAACAGATATTAACTGCTTTAGAGGAGCTGGATACAGACATTGTGTTCTTTTGCGAACATGATGTTTTGTATCCCCCAGAACATTTTGCTTTTACTCCACCAGATAGAAATACTTGGTATTATGATGAGAACTACTGGTTTTTAAGATTAGATGATGGTTTTGCTATTAGTTATGACTGTTCTCCTCTATCAGGATTAGTTGTCTATCGAGATATTGCTATTAAACATTTTAAAGAAAGAATTGCTTTAATGGAAAAAGACCAGTTTAAAGAGTTCTCTATGTTAAAGATAGGTTTTGAACCTATGACTCACGGTAGAATTAAATGGGAAAACTCATATCCATTTAAAACTTTTTATGCAAATAAACCTAGTATAGATATTACTCACGGGAAAAATGTGAGTTATAAGAGGTGGAGTATAGACAAATTTAGACGTAAACCTAAAAGATGGATTGAAGGAACTATCGATACTATAACTGGTTGGGATAATGTAAAGAGATTATTAGCTTAATTTTTAGTTAGAATATATAATTAGACTATATGGCAAACTTAAAAGTAACAGAATTAGATGCAACAACAACTCTAGTAGCAGCAGATTTAATTGAAATAGTTCAAGATGTAGCTACTACACCAGTAAATAAAAAGATAACAGTTTCTACTTTAATGGATACTTTTAATTCTAATTCTCTTTCTCGTCAAGCCATTATAAATGGAAACTTTGATGTATG